TTGTCTTAAAATATCAAATTCATTTACTTCAGCTTTAAAGTCTTCCATATTATTTTTCATAACAGCATCGTTATATTTACTAGCTACATAAACACCTCTGTCATCTTTTATTTTTTGATATTCTATTTCCATAAGCTTTTTAAACTCTGGAGAATACTCATTTAATATTGGTATGATTCTGCCATCAGCTTCTGTTTCATAAAGTTCTGGATCTGCACCGTTACTAATTGCTGATTCAGCTATACTATTTACTATACTTCTTAAACTATCGACTGAATCTCTTTTAAATCTTCTGGTAAATACTGAATCGAATGTTGCTCTAGATGTTTTGCCTGTTAAATATTCAGGTATTTCTGGTCTTTTGTATATTGTATATTCTTTTTTTACACCTCTTACATTTGTAGAAACTGTTTCTTGTACATATGGAATTGTTTCAGCAGCTTTCTCACCTTTTAAAGCACCCTCTTGTTTAAGTCGTTTTATTTCTGTTGATGATACTGCATCTAAAATATTATCAAATGCGGTAGCTCGATTCTTAAATTCATTAGCTGCCGTAGTAAAACCAGCACCTCTGTTTACTCCTATTTCATTTACAAATCTAGTTTGTTGTTCGTACTTTTTTATTGCCATTATCCTTTCTCGTCTAATAGTTCTCTAGTTCTAAGACCAGCAGTTACCACAGTTTCTGCCATACCACCTAATGGATTGACAGCTTGTTTTGCTAATTCAGCTTCTTGTATAAGTGCTGTGTTTTTCATTCTTTTTTCTAAACCACTTAGTGATAAGTTATCTAAATCACGTCTTAATGCATCTTTACTAGATTCCAATATGGATCTGTAACTAGGTGAGTCTAACGTTCCTCCTGATTTTGCTATTGAAGCTAGTGATTTTTGATATTGTTTCATGTAATTTGTTTTTACAGAATTAGCATCTTTAATATCTTGAAGATAATTATCTCTTGCTTCTTGTTTATAACGTTGTTTTTGTGCTTCGTATTTAGCTTTTTCAATCTTCGATGCTTGTTGTTGTGATAATAAACTTAATGTTCCAGAGCCAATAGTAGCTCCTACTGAAATAACTGTACCAAGATTAGCAGCAGTTACACCTCCTAAATATGCTGCGGTACCATAAGATGATGCAGCACCTGCTCCTATAGATAATGTAACTGGATCACACATTAATAATATACCTCCGATGTAATACCTAATACTCTAAGCGGTAATGGAACCGATTGGGTTATCTCAATAAATGGTTCATTATCATATCCTAACAAATGAACGTTTACTTTACCTGTAAAACTATCCACAATTCCAGAATTGTTAATGTTTTCAACGTTATTAAGCATAATATCGTTATTGTTTAGTTTGATATTATAGCTATTATTTAACTCAATAGTAGCTTTAGAAATCTTTCTTGGATATGCAGTTAATGTAGTTGAACCTCCAGATGTTCTTATTTGTGGTTCTACTGGTAATGTTTTGATTTGCAATTCATTTGATAGTCCTATATCTATTCCACTAGCTGGTATGTCAAATACTGCTACACCATTACTATCTACTGTAGCACTGCCATAGTAGTATATGTCCGCACCCTCACTCGATCCAGAAGTTGCATGTACTGTTTTGCCACGCATATCAGGTGTACTGTTTAATCCTGTAAATGTTCTGCTAGTTACAAACTGTAGTGCTACTCCATCTGATTGTGATACAGCAGAATCAATAGCTATCGTATATTCGTTACTGTTACCTGTAGCTGTTACAGACTGTATTGTATGTACTGTACCTGTACCTGCAAACTGAAATGTTTCACCAACATTAGGCGCTGCTGTACAGCCATCAATAATGAATGTCGAGGAGCTACTAACTGTCCCATTGGTTAGTGGAGAACCATGAGGTTGGTAACTCCCAGATATTATTTTGGTTGTTGTCATATCAGTTGGTACATCAAATACTGTCGTTGCAAACTGCTCTAAGTAATAGACTGTTGCTGAATTAATAGTTCTTTTTACTGATACATAAATAAAATCTGTTGTTGTTGTAATTGATTCAATAACTCCGTCAGTCTCCCAAAGAAACCAACCTAATATTTTTTGTATTCTTTGTGATGAATAAACAGCTAATGTGCCATCTGCATTAACAAGAAAATAAAATTGTTCTGGTTTATTGCCTAATGCTGTGATTCTACCACTATCTACTGGCGAATCTATTAAATGAGCTGATTCAATGCTAATAGCACCAGCTGAAAACTCTTCTAATGATGAGCTAAATAAATACTCTCTTACTGTTTTTCCATTGTTTTGTACAAATACTGTAGCTCCATCAAACAATCTAGGTGTTGCCTTTCTTTGTGTTCCAAGACTAGATTGTCTAACAACTTGTATATCTGATGGTGTTACTGGTTTTCCTACTGGTGGTTTTAAATAAAACTCAGCTGTATTAGTTAATACTTCGAGTACTTTACCAGATACTAAATGTCTTATTTCATTAATTTCATTTGATGCAATTTGTATTTGTATAGAATCTGCATCTTCACCCTCACCTATATCAAAGTTAAAAAAGTCTGATATTTTAGATCCTGCTATCAAGTCAGGAATATTGGTTACACCTGCTAGATAAAGTCTTTGCTCATGAAATGCTATTGCTTTTGGATAACCATGTACATCAGATAATACTTGTTCTTTCCAGTCTCTAGTAGGTGCGTGTGTTTTTACAACTACCCTAGCACCACCTCCATCTACAGATTCTGGAGCAGCGCTTACAATAGTACCATTTGCAACAGTTGGAGTTGTATATTCATAATGATCGTCATCTAATACTGTAACACTAAATGTTCCATTTAAAGCTGCACTTACAATACCATTACCATCAGCATCAAATATATCTTCACAACCTGATATGGTAACTGATGAGTTATTCTGTAATCCATGAGCAACGTGTGTTACTTTTATTACTTTTGAACCTTGTTGTGTAGCTAATGGATCTGGATCTAATTCAACACTCAAGTCTTGTTTTAAAGTTACTGTAACTGTTGTTGCGTTTGTATATCCTGTTATAGTTGCTTCAGAGCCATATATCTCTAATGTAGTGCCTACATAGTCTGACGTAAAATATGATGTACTAGCTGTTACAGTAAGCCCAGTACCAGCTGTAAAGCTACTGCAATCTAATGTAACTGATGAATCTGCAAACTTATAATATGGTTGATATATTCTAAATCCGTCTATGCTTGAATCAAATGCAAATGTGCTTTTTGCAAACGTAGTAGCACCTGTTCTTTTAATAAGTTGTGGCATGAATGTTTCATGTACAACAATCATTGTATCGCCTTGCTGTGTAAAATTTAATTCAAAGAGTTGAGAAGTTGTCCAGCTACAACCAGTTATTGTTTGTAGTAATGTGCCATTTGTTGAATATATTTTTAATGATGTATTTTGAAATGCAAATATATATTCTTGTTCACTGCTAAATATAAAAGATTCTAACCTTGTAGTTGCTCCTAAATCTGCTCTAAAGACTGTTCCTGGTCTACGTTCTACAGGTCCTTGATTATTTACTATTACATTTCTAGCTTTATCAAGTGATGCTCCATAACTGTTTAAATCGTTACGTGAGATTAAGTTCGGATCTACTTCTCCTCGATTAAAGTTTGATTGATGTACTCTTGCTATTCCCATCTATGACTGTACTGTAGCTTTGACCGTTGTAGCTCCAGTATTTCTCCTATTTCTAAATCTATCAACATCTACTCTACGTGTTGTTTGAGCTTGTGAATCTTGCGATTTTGCTTGTGCCATCGCTACTACTGCTCTGTTTTGGTAAAGTTGAGATAAGCTATCATTCCTTGCTACTGCTCCAGCAAATAAAGATGCCAGTTCAAATACCAAAGCTTGTGTAAAATAAGGGGGAAAGTCCGCTTCATTCGGTCTAAAGGTATAGTCAGCCACTACAACATCTGTAGATGTTGCATCACAATAAATATCATTTTCATAGCGATCATATGTGATAACACTATCTGATATTGTTATTGTATTAATTACTAAAGCATCAGCAGGTAAAGGATATTTTGCGTCATATCTTGCTGTCGGTGCTGTAGTATCTCTAGATAATTGTTGTTGTTTTGCAGCAAATCTCCAACGACATCTGGTCAATAAATTCTTTAATGTAGATTCGTATAGTTGATTTGCAACTTTGGATTCTGTGTTGTTGTCATTAAATGACGTAATAGTATTAGCACTTACTAGTACTAAAGCCCTACTACATATGTCAAATTTGCTATCTGTCATAACTAAATGGGGGCAGAAAATGAGTTAACTGCCCCCTGAACATTATGTTCCGTTAGTGCATGTTACAGTTGTAGCACCTGTTGCAGATGAAACAATTAACACATCTACAGTTGCAGTACCACCTGTGGAACCTACAACTAAGATAATATCAAACTGCTTTAAGTCATCTGTTGAGTCATTAAAATAACCCGAACCAGCAACTGTTGCTACAGCATCAGTACTCTTATAAACAAAGAGATTCTGATCGCCTGCCCCAGCTATCTTTTTAAGATTTGTTGCATCTAAAGCCATCGTTAACCTCCTTATTCAGTTATTTGACATTCAATAGCACCATCGTTGTCAATCATGACAGCTCCTGCACTAAAGTATGATGTTATTAAATTACTTACTTTTTCTGGTACATAGTTCATTTCTGTACGTACATCAGAACCAGTAGCAAGACCTACAGACGAGCTGTGGTATGCATGACAGTCCCTAGTTGTACTAGAAATAGATAGTCCAGAATGAGTAAACCATAAGAAACCAAGCCATCTCTTAGCGGTCATTCCACCAGCATAAGGTAAGTCAGCTTCTCCTACATATTCTGATCTACTGAATTGGTCGATTTGTAGTAAATCTGCCCAACCAGCAGGTGATACAACAAAGTATCTTTGTCCGTCATCTGGTACATCTGCCTCACCAAATGCTTCATATACTGTTAGTGCTTTAGCCAATGTTAAAGCAGCTGAACCATGAACCACGTTGTTTGAGTTAGAACCAGCATCGAGTACATCGATAATTAATTGATCCATTTTACGTCCCAGAGCAGCCGCAGCAGATTGTGCTAACACTTGTCTCTCATCGATGTTTGTTTTAAGTTCATCTAAGCTATCAACATAGTCGGCAGCATAGAAGTCACTTAATGTAACATCTACTGTAGAATGTGTTACTTCCATTGTGTTGACTTGTCCATGTCTAGATTTAGTAGACGCAGAACCTTTACCAACTTTTTGGAATCTTGCTTGGTTACCTGTGACATTGTTTGTATTTCTTACTGTATTACGCAATTTGGAACCCATCCTTTGGTAAGCCATGTGGACTTCTGCTTCAAACTGCTTAATAAAAGCATTAGAAATTTGCGTTGCCATATTAAGTCTCCGTTAGTTATTTACCACAGTTGTCCATCTTTAGCTTAAATCGGTTATCCAAACAGGACCGATGTCATCTAATATGGGCTGTATATCTTTATATACCCCTTGTATATACTTGTAAAAATACAATACTTTTACACCTCTGACAACAATTTCCTTATCAGAAAATGTA